TTATTTTTATGTGCATTGTTTGGTTGGAGATATAAAAATAACATTAAAAAGTTTAGATATAGAGATATAGTTTTGTTTATCCCTAGAAAAAATGCTAAAACTTTTATAAGTGCTTTAATAATATTACTTTTAATGCTGACTGAACAAAACTTCTCTGAATTTTATAGTATTTGTATAGATAGAGACTTGGCAAAAGAAACTAGAAAAGCCATGGCACAATTAATAAGTGCTAGTCCAGCTATTTCAAAACATTTTTTTGTATCTGAAAGTGAAATAGGAATTATAAGATGTAAGTTAACAAAGAGTTATTTTGTTCCCAGAACTTCCAAAGCAGACAAGAACAACTCAATTAGGCCATCATGTTACATAGCAGATGAAGTTGGTGCCTTTACTAGTAACGATAATATACAAGCTATGAGAAAAGGTCAACTAAGTGTTATGAACCCTATATGTATTAAGACAACAACTGCATACGCAAATAGTGAGAGCATAATGATAGAAGAACTAGAGTATGATAGAGCAGTTTTAAATGGCACTATAAAAAACCCTAGATTATTTTGCTTATTATACTATTGCAGCAAAGAAGAAGCGTGGACAGATGAAGGTCTTTATAAGTCTAATCCTTTACGAGTAGAGGAAAATTATAAAGAGATAAGAGAAGATCGTGAAACTGCAAAAGTAAAAACAAGTGAACAAAAAGAATTTTTAACTAAAAACATGAATATATTTTTAGACACTGATGAACTTGAAAAGTATGTAAATATTGAGTATTGGAAAAAATGCAGAATATCTTTGAAAGAATTCAGGCAAAGAGTAAAAGGTAAGAAAGTAAAGATTGGTATAGATCTAAGTGTGACAACGGACTTAACCGCTGTTGGAATAGTCTTTGAGGATGAAGGTATTCTTTATTGCCATTCATATGGATTCTTGCCTTCGGACAATTTAGCTGATAGACGAGAAAAAATTGACTATAAAGATTATGAGAAAAAGAAATATTGTGAAATTCACAAAGGAATGACAATAGATTATGATAAAGTTGAAAGGTATGTAAGAAAAATAGAACATAATTTTGAATGTGAAATTGATAGTATAATAACAGACCCTATGAATGCTGGAGAGCTTATCGGAAGACTATCTGAAGATTATGATGTAACTAAATTAAAGCAAACATATACAAACTTAAGTCCAAGCACTAAAGAATTTAGAAAAAAAATGTATGATGGAAAAGTTAAATATGTTGAAAATGAGTTACTTGATTGGAATATGAATAATGCTACTACAAGCGTTGGAAAGTCAGATGATGAAATGCTCAACAAACAAGATAAAAACAAGCAGCGGATAGATATGGTAGTTGTTTTAGTGTTTGCACATACTGAATTAATAGAAGATAAGCCTAAGGCACCACCATTAACCGAAGATTATATTAATAAATTTTTCAAGAAAACTTAATAGAAGGTGTGAAATGAAAAAAATAATAAAAGTTATTAGTGCTATATTAGCTGAATTCATGCTAATTATAGGCGCTATTTTTATTTTAATGGCCACTTATAAGATAAATATAATAGCATTTTATTATATGCTAGGTATTATTTTTATTTTAAGTGGCTTATTTATAGCCAAAACTAGATGAAAGGAAGTGGTCTAACATCTAATAAGATAGTAAGGAGGTGAAACGTGAAGTTATTCGGTAGAAACACCCAGAAAATTAAAAATGAAACTACTATAAGTTTAAGTGATGCAAACTTTCTAAGCATGTTAGGTATAGACCCAAGTGTAAACACTGATAAGTTAGGGGAGATAACCTACTTTACTTGCCTTAAAAATTTAAGTGAAATAATGGGTAAGTTAGACATAAAGAAGTATAAAATTGATGAAAAGAAAGGCAAAGAGAGAGTAATAGATACTGAATTAAACTATTTACTAAATGTTGAGCCTAATCAATATTATACTGCTTCAACATTTAAACAATCTGTAGAGTTAAATAGAAATCACTATGGAAATGCCTATGTCTACCAGGAACGACATAGTATAGGGAAATTAGCTGGTCAATTAAAAGCTTTATGGATATTACCTAGTGATGAAGTAACGATATATATGGATGATAAAGGCCTATTTGGAAACAAAAACGCTATGTGGTATGTGTGGGTAGATTCAAGAACAGGGAAACAATACAAATTCTCAATGAATGAAATATTACACTTTAAATCTTCTATAACATTCGATGGGATAGTAGGTAGAAGCATAAAAGATATTTTAAGTGCACAAATCGAAACAGCACAAAGTGGACAAAGCTACTTGCAGAAACTTTATAAAGGCAATATGCAGAGTTCAAAAATTTTACTGTACTATACTGGAACTTTAGATCCTAAGGGTGAAAAAGCACTTGTAGAAAACATGGAGAATTTTTCTTCTAGCGTAGGTACTGGAACCTTTATACCGTTGCCGATGGGATTAACAGCAACTACATTAGATAGTAAGTTAGTAGATTCTGAATTTAGCATATTAAAACAAGCTAATGCATTAAGCATAGCAGCGGCATTTGGAATTTCTCCTAATTTCATTAATGACTATAGCAAGAGTAGTTATGCGAACAGTGTAACTCAGCAACAGTCATTATATACAAATACTATGCAACCTATTTTTAAATGCTACAGTGAAGAATACAGTCGGAGATTATTAGAAAGTGAAGATAAGAAAAATCATATATTAGAAATTGATACAAAAGCCCTATTTAAGCTTAATCCAATAGAACAAGCTGATGTATTAATGAAACAAATGCAAAACTTTATGATAACTCCAAACCAAGCAGCAGAAGAGTTAGGATTACCATATATAGACGATCCAAAAGCAAATGAATTGATGGGTAATGGGAATATGATAAACCTATCAAATGTAGGAAATCAATATGTGAAGGGAGGTGGAAACTAAATGAAGATAGAAATTAAAGGACCTATTATAAGTGATTCACAACAATGGATTTATGATTGGTTTGAAATACCAGCAACAAGCCCTGGCAAAGTAAACAAATTAATAGACAGTGCAAAAGATAATGAAGAATTAGAAGTAATAATTAATAGTGGTGGTGGGTCTGTACATGCTGGAAGTGAAATTTATACTTCACTAAAAGAATATAAAGGAAACTCAATAGGAAAAATTGTTGGGTTGGCTGCCAGTGCTGCGAGTGTTGCTGCTATGGGTGTAAAAATTCTTTCTATAAGTCCTACAGCCCAAATTATGATTCATAATTCGAGCACATATGCAGAAGGTAACAAGAATGATTTTCAACATATGGCTGATACATTAAATGTTATTGATAAATCAATAGCTAATGCTTATTCTGCCAAAACCAATATGAATAAAGAGAAGTTAATGGAGTTAATGTCAAAAGAAACATGGCTAGATGCTGAAACTGCTAAAGAGATGGGTTTTGTTAATTCTATAATGTTTGAAGAAGAATTTCAAGCAGTGGCAAGCATTGAAAATAACGGAATGTTACCTGATAAAATAATTAATAAAGTCATGGAAGAGTTTAAAAATAAAATTGAATATGAGAATAAACCAAAACCTCAAGACCAAGCAAAAAATACAAATAATATAGAACTATTAAAAGCAAAACTCGCATTAGAGTTACTTTAATAGTTCTTTTTAATGTAAAAAAAATAAAAATAAATTATAAAGGATGGTAGATTAAATGAAATTATCAGCAGAATTACAAATCAAACTAAACAAATTAAAGGCATCAGCTACAGAATTATCTAATAAAGATGGAGTAACAGCAGAAGAAATAACAGCAAAAATGGAAGAAATCAAGGTTGTAAAAGCAAGATTAGACTTAGCCTTACAGAATGAAGCAGATGAAAAAGCAGAAATGGAAGCTGCAGCTAAAACTGCAATATCAGGGGTAGTACCAAAAGATAATGAAGCGAATGCAATTTACACTGATGCTTTTTATAATGCATTAAGAGGTAAAAATTTAACAGAACAACAAGCAACAGTATTAACTGAGTTTAACAATGCGCTATCAAGTACAACTGGCACAGATGGTGGATATTTAATACCGATAGATCAACAAACAGCAATTAAAGAACTTAAAAGAGAGTTTCTTTCTTTAGAAAGCTTAGTTAATGTTGAACCAGTAACAACATTAACAGGAAGCAGAAACATTGAAAAAGATGCTGAATATGTTCCGTTTTCTGAATTTACAGAGGGCGATGATGTTCCAACATCAGATACACCACAATTTGTACCTATTTCTTATACAATTAAGGATAGAGGCGGTATTTTACCAGTGCCAAACAATCTTCTATCTGACAATACAGCTAATCTAAAGGTTTATCTAAATAGATGGTTAGCTAAAAAAGAGGTTGCTACCAGAAATAAGCTTATATCCGATAAATTAGCAACTATAGCGAAAACAGCTATAACAGGCATAGATGATGTTAAAAATATCTTAAATGTAACTTTAGATCCTGCAATATCAGCTATGGCGGTAGTTGTAACTAATCAAGATGGATTCAATAAATTTGATAAAATGAAGGATCTTGAAGGTAACTATTTATTACAACCAAACCCACTAAATCCTACACAAAAGTTGTTAAGTGGCAAGCCTGTTTATGTATATAGCAATAAGACTATAAAAACTGTATTAACAAAAGCTCCTGTAATAATTGGATCACTTAAAGAGGCTATAACTTTATTTGATAGAGAGCAAATGTCTTTATTATCTACTAATATCGGTGGAACTGCATTTACTAAGAATAGAACTGATATAAGAGCGATAACTAGAGAAGATGTGCAAATGGTTGATAGTGCTGCGCTAGTATATGGTGAAATTGTAGTATAGTAAAAATTGGGGGATTATCCCCCTATTTAATTTAAGATAAGGAAGTGTAAAATGAAAGTTATATGCAAAGTAAACTGTACAGGCATGGGGTATGAAAATTTTAATATTGACGAAGTAAGAGATATAAAAAAGGATATAGCTGAAACCTTAATTGATTTTGGTTATGCTGAGAAAATAGAAAAAGGAAAAGAGAAGGTGGGTTAAATTAATGCTGCAGATATAATTACAACAACAGAAGCACAGGAATGGACAAGGATAGATTATGATGAAACTGTTTTAAGTGAGTTAATCCAAGTTGCTTTTGATTTAATAACAGATGGTATAAATGAAGTTGAAGAAAAACTTAAAAGTAAAAAGTTTATACGGAAGTTAAAAATGTGTATTTTGGCTAGTCTAACTGATATGTATGACAATAGAGGAACTACAGTAGAAAAAGAAGAAAAATACAGATTTATAAATCAATCTCTGTTATTACAACTTAAATACGGAACATATTCGGAGTTGGATTTATAAAAAGGAAGTGATTTAATGCAACACATTACTGATAAACTTAATTGCAAAGCAGAACTTTGGGGAATGTTAGATGTAGAAAATGAACTAAATGAATGGGATAAAATAGAAGGCAAGATTAAAAATATATATTGCAATATATTACCCTCAGGTGCTTCGCAAAAATCAAATAGTGGAATTACTCAGACAATAGAGCATTCACATAAGTTTAAAGTTAGAAGTAAAAGCATAACAGCTATAAAAGTTGATATGTTCTTTATGTTTAAAAATTTGAAATATGAGTTTATATATTGGAATCCTGACTTTAAAAGCAATGAATTCATTGAAATATTCACTAAGTTGGTGATTGAGTAGTGGAAGATGGATTTAATTTTACTGAGCTAACACAATTTGAAAGAAGATTAGTAATCATGGCAAATGATGCCATGCCTAGAGAAAGCAAAAAGTTTCTCAAGAAAGCAGCTACAAAACTTGCTAAAGTTCAAAAAAAAGAACTAAAATCTTTAGGAATTGGTGACCAAGGGATAAAAGAAAAAGAGATAATCGCAAGAAGTAAAAGCGGTAGAGTATATAAATATGGTGGTGCATTATCTTGCAGGGCATTCAATTCTCACCCTTTGGCTCACCTATTAGATCAAGGGTATATACATAAGGGTGGATTTGAAGTTAAAGATGGTGCTGAAACTTTTGTTCCTGGTTATAAATTTATAGATAAAGCACAACAACAATTCCAAGGTACCTACAATAGTGATTTAAATAACTTTATTGATGATATGCTTAATAATGGCCTGTAGGGGGTGATTTAAAATAATTACCTTAATTGATATAAACATTGCTATAGTTAATATCGTGACGTTAGCACTAGCAAATACGGAGTTTTGTAGTGCGAAATTTAGTAGTACAAGTATAGTAGAAAATATAACTCGCCCTAGTCTATATTTAGATTTTGAAAACAATGCTACAAACAAATTTAATCATGACCTTAAAGAGCGGAACTTAAATGTTAAGCTTTTTTATTTTGCTAAAAATAGAGATAAAAGTAAAATTGAATTGTTAAAAATACAAGATTTATTGGAAAATCTATTTTTAGAAGAGCTTAAAATTACAGATAGTTTTTACTTTCCATCAGGTGAAGTCGAATTTGATGTTAATAAAACAAATGGATATCTGACTGTAAGTTTAGAATTATACAGTCTAGAAGAAATAGACAGAATAGATTTATCAGAGCAAATGGAAACAATAGATTTTAAGGAGGTAATTCAATGATAACATTACCAAACATAGAAATAATATTTAAGCAACTTGCCGGATCTCTTATTGCTAGAAGTGCCAGAGGAATTGCTATATTAGTCATAAGAGATATGACAGATGTAACTTTTTCTTACAAAGAATATAAAAATATAACTGAATTAGATACTGACAAACTCTTATATAGTGCTACGAATTTGCAATATATAAAGGATATATTCAATTTTGCATTAAACAAAGTAGCAGTGGTAAGGGTCGGTACAGCTGGAACTGCATCAGAAGCGTTAATTGAATTAGAAAAGAATATAAAAACTGGATGGGTAACAATAGCGGATGGAACAACAGAAGATTTTGCTACTTTAGCTAGTTGGACAAAATCAAAAGAAGTAGAAAGAAAGACATATAAAGCTGTTACATATAAATCTTTAGTTACTGATAGTAAGCATATAGTAAATTTCAGTAATGATAATGTAACTTTTGCTGACACCAGGGGAGAAGAAACAGGAGAAAAATATTGTCCGAGTTTAATAGGAATATTAGCAAGTTGCAATATTCAAAGAGGTTCAACTTACTTTGAGTGTTCTAATCTTACAAGTGTTGAAGAAGTTGCTGATAATGATGTGGCAGTAGGCGAGGGTAAGTTCATTCTTATAAATGATACAGACAAGGTTAAGATAGCATTAGGAATAAATTCAATGACTACCACTGATGGCATAAATAGCACCGAGGATATGAAGTTTATAGATACTGTAGAAGTTATGGACCTTATAAATGATGATGTTAGTGCAGTCTTTAAAAATGAGTATCTTGGAAAGTTCAAAAATAATTATGACAATCAAATACTGCTTATAAGTGCCATAAATACTTATTTTAAGCAATTAGCTAATGATTATGTATTAGACAATAATCATGCTAATAAAGCTGATGTAAATATCGAAGCACAGAGATTAGCATGGCTTGGAGTAGGTAAAGTTGAAGCATCTACATGGAATGAACAAGAAATTAAAAATAATGCATTTAAAAGAAGTGTATTCCTAGGTGGAAATATAAAAATATTAGGCGCAATGGAAAATCTTAAATTCAATATCCAATTATTTTAAATGGAGGTGATTATTAATGGATGCAAATAGAGTTTTAACAGGGAGTAGTGGTAATGTGTGGATTAATGGTAAACTATTATCACAAATTAAAAATATTGAACTTAAGGTAACAGGAAACTTTGAAGATGTTAACTTTTGTGGTGATAATTCAACATATCCTGTATTTACTGGATATACTGGTGAGGGTAGTATCACTATGCAAAAGATAGACAGTACAGTTTTAAGCCTTATAGGTGATGCTTATTTAACTGGTATTATGCCTGATATAAAGATAATTACAAAGTTAACAGATAAGGCAACTGGAAAATCAGAAAGAGTTGCAGTAAGTAACGTAGTAATAACAGAATTTATGTTAGCTAAATTTGAAGCTAAGGCACTTTTAGAAGAAGAAATGCCATTAAAGTTTAGTAACTATGAAATTTTAGAAAAAATAGCTTAAAAATAAACAATAAGCACTCTTTAGTGGGGTGCTTATTGAATTTTATGGAGGTACTTAATGAGTAAAAAAACTGCTAAAAAAGCAACATTTAAAGATTTATTAGCTAGGAAATTAAGCAAGGAACAGGATCAGTTTAAAATTAAAGATATATATGTGAGTTCAATGGATAGCACTTTAACATTCAACAAACCTAAAGATGATACTGTTTTAGATATTATTGATGATATGGGAGACATGAAGGTTATAAGTAAGGTTATAGGTGGATATAAAAAGTTAATATATCTTACTTGCAGCATGTTACAAGATGTAGAGCTACATAAAGAATTAGAGGTATTAGATCCTCTTGACACAGTTGATAAAATTTTCAGTTTAGGTGATATTATGGAAATAGGCGAGCAATTAATGGACCTTATTGATATAGGTGGCAAGGTAGAAGATATAAAAAACTAATTGAGCATGATGTAGACTTTAATATGTATGCTTTTTATGTAGTTAGAGGCCATAAATTAAGTGAACTAGCAGCCTTAAGCTACATAGAAAAAACATTCTTACATTATGCACGAGAGGAACATTACAAAGAAGAACAAGAAAAACATAAAGCCTTAAATGGCGGATAGTAAGGAGGTGGGATTATGGCAAGTAGAACTATAGCTACCATACTTTCTTTAAGAGATAACTTCAGTGCAACTATTAGGAATACGACCAATAATACTAGAAACTTTCAAAGGCAATTAACTCATACACAAAATTCTGCAAGGAGAATGAGCCAAGGTATAAACAGTGCCTTTAAAGGGGTAATATTTAAAGCGGGTGCATTAGTTGCAGGATTTGGACTTGCAAGATTCGCAAAAGAAAGTATTATGTTAGCCTCTGATTTAAATGAGGTTCAAAATGTAGTAGACACAACTTTTGGAAAGAGTGCAAATATAATAAATGATTTTGCTAAAACAGCTATTAACAAGTTTGGACTTTCAGAATTACAGGCTAAAAAGTTTTCTGGAACAATTGGTAGTTTAGCAAGTGGAATGGGCATAACTGGCAATGGTCTAACTGGAATGTCTACAAATTTAACTGGATTAGCAGCAGACTTTGCGAGTTTTTATAATCTTGCACCTGAAGAGGCTTTCGATAAAATAAAAGCTGGAATAATTGGTTCAAGCGAACCGTTACTTAGCTTAGGTATAGATATGAGAGATGGAGCTTTAGCAGCCTATACTCTAGCAAAAGGAACAAAGAAATCTTGGAAAGAAATGTCCAGTGCTGAAAAAACTCAAATTAGATATAATTACTTAATGGAAAAAGGAAAATTAGCAACTGGAGATTTTGAAAAGACAAACAAAGGTTTTGCTAATGCATTAAGAGTGGCGCAAGTTCAAATAAAACAATTAGGAGCAAATATTGCTGCTAAAGCCTTACCTCACTTAAATAAACTTTTGAATGCCTTTAATGGGGGATTTACTAAAATACCTTTAATGTTTGAAAAAGTTAAAATTAAAGCAAAAGAATTATGGGATAAATTTAACATAGGACCAATATTAGCAAATACTAAAACTAACTTCTTAACTGCATTTACTGAAATAAAAACAATCATTCAGAACGCTAAACAGCCAGTTATTGACTTTATATCAATAATAGTAGATTTAGCTAAAAAAGTATGGACTGAAATACAACCTGCAATTCAGTGGATTAACTCTAATTTATTACCAACAGTTTGGGATACAGTTAAGAATGCTATAAAGGGCATTTTAGATATTGCTACAACTACATTTAACTTTATAAGCACTAACTGGAGCATAATAGGACCACTTATAATGGGTATTGCAATAGCTTTTGGAATATATAAAACTGCAATGTTAATCCAACAAGGTGTAATTTGGCTAGTAACTGCTGCACAGTGGGCATGGAACACAGCTATGACTGCAAATCCAATAGGCTTAGTTATCGTGGCTATTGGGTTATTAATAGGTGCTGGAATTTTATTATATAGGAACTTTGATACAGTAAAAGTAAAATTAGCTATGGTATGGGATGGTATAAAAGGAATGTTTGTAACTGGCGTAAATTGGTGCATTGATAAAATAAACTGGATGATTGAAAAAATAAATATACTTCCAGGTATTAATTTGCCAACGATAAAACAAATTGGTTATAGAACAAGTATTGATGAAACTAAATTAAGTTTATCTAATCAAAAATCATATGATCTAGGACATAATGCAACAGGTACACAATATTGGAAAGGTGGAAGAACTTCCATCAATGAACGCGGTGGAGAAATAATTGATTTGCCGAGTGGATCTAGGGTAATCCCAGCTGATAAGTCTAAAGAAATATTAAGTAACAAGGGTGGAAATACTTTCATAATCAACTTTAATGGCAATATTGGAGAAGATGAATTTTTCGATAAAGCTGGAAATAGAATTGTAGGTCAAATTAAATTAGCATTAGAAAATATGTAAAGAGTGGCTTATGGTCGCTCTATTTTAATTAAAGGAGTTGACTATATGGCAGATATTTATGTGAGCAAAATAGATCGTAGCGAAGTATGGCAATTTCCCACTATTCCAGAAGAATTTCCTACTATTTCTCAACCATCCAAAAGTGAAGAATTTAGCACTTTTAACAATGGTGACTTTAATTTGCAAAATGGTGTAGGTCTTAAAAGTTTTAGCATGGGATTTATGTTACCACTACACAAATATAACTTTAATAAGTGTGATTTTAACAACACACAAAATATTATCAATCTGATTTTAACAAGTATGGTTGAAAAATTCCCAATAAGATTTATTTTTAAAGGTGAAGGCGATTCAGAATATACAAATATAATGGTTACTGTTGAGACCTTTGAATATAACTTCAACAAACAATTAGATATAGTCTTTAGCGGAGAATTTAAAGAGTTTAGGGTGACAAAATGAAATATGAATTAATGATTTTAACAGGTAGAGGTATTTGGGTTGATATATTGCCACGTAGCAGTGATGTTAGCTGGGGGAGTGATAAAGATACTTTAGCAGTAGAGTTAAGCTTTACATCATTAGTAGATTTTACTGAGGGCACGCACGTTATATTTAAGATTAATGGCATACAAGCATTTGTTGGAATAGTAATTAAAAAAAATAAAAGTAAAAATAAGTATAGCTACACTTGTTTTGATTATTCCTTTTATCT